TTAAAAAACTGCACACGTCCACTCTCCACCATGGAAGACTATACACTGCGCGAAAGAGAACAAGAAATTTATAATAGGCAAGTTATCAAAAGACCCTTTGACCCCGATAGTTACCTCACCGCTGACCTCCATCTTTATCTCAAGAACGGGAAAACGTTGACGATCCACATCGAGCGGAACCTCTTCTTTAGCCATGAGTTCACTTGGGAAGAAATTTGTCGTGGCGCTTACCGCGAACATTATTTATCTAACTCTGGGCCTGGTAAATGCGATACTCAAGAATATATTGATGGTTTAGTTGCTGACAATGGTGGCCGTTCCACTCACAATTCATCCTACCTTGAACCTGTCGCTTTCCAACTTACTCTATTGGGCAACTTTGATTTGGGCAGCATTCACTTGAGGATTGGTGATTATCTAGGATTCCGCGACGGACAAAGATTCCCCTGCAAAGAAACGATTCACGGTAGACGCGATACTATTGGACCATTCATGCAAGGTATGTCAGGCAAATGGGCCAAGGAAGATTACATCCATACGTACAGTGGTCGCTTTGATTGTAAAACAAGTCGTCATCCGTCTATTTTCTTGGCATTCATGAGAGCGAATCAAGACGGTCACAGTTCGTTCGCCCCCGAAAATATGCGCAATGCTCTGCTCTACTCTGGTGACAAATCCCCTCGCTACATCCTAATGGACAATGAACACACGCTAATCAATAACTTTATCATCCCGAGATGCCTACCGTACCGCGATCAATATGGCAAGGACTACTAATTGCGCAGAAATGAGACGACTAATGGTTGAGGTTGTTTGAGGAGGGGAGTGATGCCCCCGAATCGAACTTAAAAGTGCGCGTGAGAGTGAAAGCGCCACAGAACATGCAGTTTGAACAGC